ACAGGCTTTGGTAGTACTGACGATGTTGCTATAGCAGACTGGCTTGTTGCTGGTGCTAGAGAAATCATTGATGTTTTACCTATGGCTTTATTAGATAGAATGTCTGAAATACAAGAGTTTACAAGTTTTCAAGGCATAGAAGATACTAAAATATTACACGTTTTAAGAAAAGACGAAAATAATAGTGATGTGCTAATGCCTTGTAGAGAAATCCATGCTAGTCAATCTGGTAGAGCATCAGATTCTAACTATATGGAATTTGCTACAAGCTCTGACCCAGCATATTATTTAGAAAACAAAAGAATTTATACATTACCAGCAAGTGCATCTTCAAATGATAGTAAGCTAGTAAAAATTAATGAAGACTTTACAATAGCAGCTACAGATTCTACAATAGACAATTTTCCAAAAGAAGCAACAAATGCTGTAGTGTTATATGCTTCAAGAAATGCAATAGCAAGATTAATGAACGCTAAGCATTCATCTGTATCAGCATTGAATGTAAGTGATTTATCTATATCTGCAATTGCTCCTGTAAGTCCAGCAATAACTACAGTAAGCTATTCAGCTGCTACAAATGCAGACGCTTCAAGCACAACTCAATCTACAGTATCTCTTGGAGTAACTCCAGCTAAGATAGATGTAGATACAAGTGCACCAACGTATACAAAACCAAGTCTTACATTGACTACACTAGGATTACCTGATTTAAACATAAGTGCTAGTGCACCAGCTGATATAACAGTAGGTTCAGCAAGTGTAAGTTTTTCACAAGCTGTACCACAGTTTATTCCACCTGTATTGACAGTAGATATGAGTCAGTTTGAAACATTTTTAGAAACAGATGAAGATACAGAGTTAGCACAATTACAGCTTGGTAGGCTAAACAATGAAGTAGACCAATATCAATCTAATATACAGAATGAAATAGCAAACTTCAATGAAAGCGTAGAAAGCTATAGAGCAGAGCTACAAAAGTCTATTAAAGATGCAGAATTGACATCTGCTAAAGAAGCACAGGAAATACAAGAATACTCTAATGATATACAAAAATATTCACAAAATGTTCAAAAAGAAGTTCAGGCATATCAACAGAGTACGCAAAAAGAATTAAGTATATACTCTACTAAAGTAAGAGCTGATATAGACAAGTTTAGAGCAGATATACAGAATGAATTAAATGAGTTCAATAAAGAGAATGTAAAGTATCAAGCTAGTGTACAAGGTGAAGTACAAAAACATAACAGCGATTTACAAAGCAATATTGAACAAGCAAGAATTGATTTAGCTAAAGCACAACAAGATGCAAGACAAGCAACACAAGTAGATATTGCTAACAAAGCACAGGACCAAGCTTTAGCATTACAGAATGCAATACAAACCATGCAAGCAATTATAGCTGACAATAGTAATGAACTATCAAAGTTTTCACAAGATATAAATTCATACAGAACAGAAGTAGGTAAAGAAGTACAAGAGTATAACGCAAACTTACAACAGAAAGTACAAGAATTTCAGTCAGCATTACAAATAGCTACTGTAGAATACAACTGGTATGAAAAACAATATGCTATGATAAATGCACAATTTGTAGAAGCATTAAGATTGATAGGTGTAGATAAAATAGAAATAGAAAAACAAAGAGAAGGTAGATAATGGCAAACGAAATTAGAGTAAATACTTCTGTACAGATTATACAAGATGTTGGTGATTCTGCAGGTGACCAAGCTGGTATTACTTATTCTAACAAACAATTAGACGGCAATGCTGATGCAAGAACTTGGGGTGGTAAATATACAATGAATGCTGTATACACAGATTCAGATGTAGCTTATTGGAAGAATGCAGTTGTTTCTGCTACTGTTGCAGACGGTCTAAACGATTCAGGTTGGACAGAAGCTTCTGATGTATCAGATGGAGCTTTACCTACAACAGCTCATGTTGTAGCAGTAGAGTATGTAAGCTCATTAGGTTCACCAGGAACTGTTTCAGTTACAGTAAGTGGAGAAGTATTCGCAGTGTTAGACGAAGGTCAATCAGTAGTTATTCCTATGGAAATGGGAGAAGCAATAGCTGATGTTAAGATTCATGCAAATGCATACAGTAATGGTGTTAATGAAGCAACCGTTAATTGTATGGTAGCAGGTGTATAATGGCTGCAATAGAATTTACAGGTAAAGAAATATATAGCAGAGTGCTACAGGCAGTACCTGATGCATCAGAAAACTATATATTAAATTTAATTAATGAAGCATTGATTGATATGGGTCAGTTTTTGCAAAAAGTAGAATATGCTAAAGCTGACTTAGCAGATAATCAGCTATGGTATAATCTAGATGATGATAGAGCAATTACTGTAAACAAAGTATTTAGATGTGCAATTAAAAATGATGCTGGTGAATATATACAAGTTCCTCGATTAACAAATCAAGAAATAAAACAGTTTTATAGCGAAACATCAGCTAACACAACATGGACAGAGGTATAACATGGCAGCAGTAAGCAGTACATATAAAGACCCATCAACATCATTCGTATGGTGGATTGAAGGCGATAGAATAGCAATAGCCACTGAAATAGGTGACGGTGGTACATCAGAGACTGCTGAAACTAAACTAAAACCAGTACAGCTTGGTAGTGGGAATACTATAACAGATGGTATGGTAATATCTTATTATGCTGAGCCAACAAAGTTGTCATCTATTACAGGTACACTAGATATAGATAATACATTACAGCCTTTGTTAATTGACTATGTAAAAGGTAAAGCTCTTATGGATGCAGCAGCTAGAGAAAATAACCCAGCTATAGCACAGATTAGAATGGCATCAGCACAACAATGTTTGGTTAATTATAAAGAAGGGCTAAGAAAATTTGGTATGAAAAAGAACGAAAAAACAGGTGGAACAAGGGGTATTGTTCCAGCTAATATGAGATGAGGAGATTATGGAAGTAGGAAAAGACAGTAAATTTACATTTAGTTTAGAAACTTTAATAAGTATATCTGTTACAATATTTATGGTAGTTGGATTATGGTTTAACCTACAAGCTGATATTCAAGAAGCTAAAGAGCTTCCTGAGCCACCAGTTAGTAGAACAGAGTATGATTTAAAAGACCAAATGATACGTAATAGTATTATGAATACTGAAGAGAAAGTAGAAAAACTTGAAGACAAGGTAGACGACATTAAAGAAGATACACGTAGTATTAATGAAACTCTACTTAACATGAATAAAAACTAGGATGAATTATGAAAAACTGGATAAGTATGTGGTTATTGGGACTTGGACTTTGTACCTCGTCGCTATACTCGCAATCAGTATCTTTGGATAGTTTCCAGCAAGTACAAGCATTAAATATACAAACCTGTGCAGTAGTACAGGTTAATGCGTCTTGGAACTATCAAAATAGAGTAAAAATAGAACAGCTTGACAAGTTGTGCTTTATTGCAGAAATAGATATTGAAAACAAAACCATTGGTGCTGTTATAGCAAAAGAATGGAATATTACTGTTGTACCAACTATTATTGTGTTAAAAGAAGGTAAGGAAGTAAAAAGATTTGAACCTGGTATTAGTATGAGCTTTGATGAAAGAACTATCATTGAAGATATAAAAAAAGAAGTCAGATAATGCCAAGAAAAAAAACCAAAGCTATAAGAAAGACTACTAAAGGTAAGAACGCTAATTACAGACCTACAAAGAAAGGTGCTGGAATGACAAAGAAGGGTGTAGCTGCTTACAGAAAAGCTAACCCTGGTAGTAAATTAAAAACTGCTGTTACTGGTAAAGTAAAGAAAGGTAGCAAGGCAGCTAAGAGAAGAAAGTCTTATTGTGCAAGGTCTTTAGGACAACTAAAAAGAAGTTCTGCTAAAACTAGGAATAATCCTAATTCTAGAATAAGACAAGCACGAAGAAGATGGAAATGTTAAAGAATAGGAGATAACATGAATATAGTAATCAGTAAATTATTAACAGGCTTATTAAGTGAAAAAGTTTTGAAAGCTGTGTTAATAAAGCTTGGTGATTATTTCATCAAGAAATCAGATAATAAATTAGATGATGAAATCTGGGCTGAAGTTAAAAAAGCCCTTAAATAAATAAGGAGAGAATATGAACTGTGAATGTGGATGTGGGTGTTAATAGATGCCTAGAAGGTCATTACAATTAAATGATTTTAGTGGAGGACTTAATACCAAGTCCTCTCCTAGGGATATTGCACCCAATCAGGTCCAGTTAGCAAACAATGTATTCTTGTCTAATCCTGGATTAATTCAGTCTAGTAGCGATTCTACTGCTAAGCATACAAGTGCTCCAGCGACAATGACGCATACTAAGCAAGGTAATGGAGCTTTTATATTTAACTCTCAATATAATATAGATACAGATGGAACAGCTACTACGCCTACTCAAGCTATTGCATATCCTATAGATGATGCTAGTAACACAAATATACAATTTTTTAGAAGAGACTTTGATAGTGTTGGGAATTTTACATTTGAAGGAACAAATGCAGAGATAGACCTGGGCGTTACAGGTGCTGTAGAGCCAGTATATTACTTTGTAGATGGAGTATTGTATGTATCAGATAAGAGAGTAGTAGACGGAGCAAACGATTCTCAGCCAAAAAAATTAAACTACATTGAAACAAACAGATTTGGTGTTTCTATATTAGGATGGCATGATGGGAATATGCAAATTGAGACAGATACTATATTTGCTAGATTAGCAGAGACTGCATCTTTTGCTTCTATCACAGACGCTGGAGACTTTGAGGTTATATTATCAACCAATCCTTCTTTAGATTCTCAGTCATTTACAACAATAGTCAAAGATGGTGCGAGCAATAAGCTTGTAACTACAACAGACCCTGATAATGCAAATCCTGACCCTACAAATGATATTGGAATTACTGATAAGACAATATACTTAACACTGCAAAGTGTAAACGACAATCTTTCTTCAACAGATTTAAATTTTAATTCAGTATATACAACAGGTCAATTTGCCGACTCCATGATTATATATATTAATCAAGAAGCTATGAGAATTAGAGGTGTTAATTATGTAAATGGAAGTGGAACAAATGATATTGTTCAATTAATTGTAGACAGAGATGTATTTGGTACAGGAGTTTTAGAGCACGCTGGAGTATCTGAGGTTCAAGTAGTTTCTTCTAGTAGCATAGCAGTAACAAGTGGTGGATGGGAAGCTGGTACATACGAATTTTGTCATACTATTGTAGACTTACAAGATAATGAAACATTACCACAAGCAGTTCAATCTAATACTTTTGACATTACAGCAGGTGCATACTTTAGTGGAGTTGGTTTTAGAATAAAATATGCTTCATGGAATACTAGAAAGAATGAAAAAGGTGTTAGAGTATTTACTAGAAAAAAAGGTGGAAACGGTAGGTGGATATTGTTTTTAGATGTAGACTATAGAAAAGGTGTAAGAAAAAATTTATTTGAAGACTTTGAAGACTTTACTGACAATACATCTACATATAAACAAGTTGCATCATTAGATATTGTTAATCCATCTTTAGATACATACGAAAGTATTACTGGGTATTCTCAAGACGAAGAAAACATTACATTTGGTAGTGACGGTGGATTTAAAGCAGCAACTGTATGTTCTAGAAGAGCATGGGTTGCAAACGTCAGAAAGAATGACTTAGTGCATGATGATAGAATATACTATAGTCCAGTAAATAGATTCTCTACATTTCCTGATAGTTACTTCTTAGACATTGGTATTAGCGATGGTGATTCATTTACTGCGTTACACAGCTTAGGAAATAGATTACTAGCGTTTAAACAGAGAAAGCTTTATATAATCAATGTATCATCTACATCAGATGCTGGATGGTATTTAGAAGCAGAATATGACGGTATGGGTTGTAGACAGCAAGAGTCAGTATGCAAGACTCCATTTGGAGTATGCTGGGCAAACGATGATGGAGTATATATATTTGATGGTTCATCTGCACCAAAAGAATTAACATTAGTATTAGATGATGCTACATGGAGAACAAATCAACTTTCAAAAAATCCAGCTATTGGATATAATAATAAATATAAACAATTAAATGTAGTACAAGATACTGCAGCAGATACAGATGTATTTGTATA